TTTCTTTAGAGCGGCACCACCAAATTCTTTTAACCTCTCTACTTGCTCTTCTATTGCACCGGTAATGTCACTACCCGAAATACCTTCATCGGCGTAGCCTAAAAACACATTACCTTGGAATATTCCTTTTCTTCCGTTAGGCATAGTTCGTGTCGTTATAGGTTTATTTGATCTGATGTTGGCCACCTTTTGCATCGGTGAGCTTGATGAATCCGGCACGTCTACTCCACGTCCAGCAGCAAACTGAGCTATGCCACCTCGTGCAAACCCCTTCATAGCACCGCCCAGTAATGCTGCTTGCTCAGCTGGACTTAGCTGGTTGAATGATTGTGCGGCAGCGGGATTATTAGATGTAGCAACGCCAGAACCCTGTAAATTACCAACTAGTGGTTTAGGACCAAAAGGACCACCCCCCGTAATTTCACCCGATGCCAATTTATCAAGAAAGTCCTGATATTCATTTTGCGGCGTTCGTGGGTCATCCGCTGGGGGCGCACCTACACCGCCCGGGCGCGGAAGATTTGTGAATGGTGTAACAGAATTTGGATTGAAACCGGGTGGGATACCGGTCAATACATCAGATGTTTCACCCGCTGCCACTCTATCAAGAAAGTCCTGCCTTTCATTTTGCGGAGTATTAGGATTATCGGGAGGAGGCGCGCCCGATGAACTAAAAGGTGTAAATTGACGAGGTGTCGTAGTCTCTCCAGCCGCAGCCTCTTTCGCCGCAGCCTCTTTCGCCGCAGCTTCTGCAGCAGCTTGTCTTGCAGCGTAAACATCTGGCATTTGCACACCAGCTCTGGTTCTAGATGCTATATTTGCTTTATTTAGCGCTTCTAGTCTGTCTGCTTCTGACTGTAAATCGGCACCTGAAAAGCTGACATCAGTAAAATACCTTTGCCCACCACTGCCCGGACGGCGTTCTGGATCATAAGTATTAGGCACTTGTAGACGTGTGGCAGTGTAGTCCGGTATCCCACCTTGATAACCCGTCAATGGTTGTTGCTGTGCAAGCCCAAAAGGATCGTATCCGAATAATTCACCTATTTGTTGTATACTACCTGCGCCAGCAGTAACAGAACCTATAATTTTTGAAAAATTATCACCTTCAAAGGGACTTGTAAAAATGTCAAAAATGCTTGAACCGCCACCACCATCGCCAGTTTGAGATGTTTGTGTCTGCCCCGGATTACCAAATGGGTTCCCAGTTAAATCACTATAATCGTAATTACTGCCACCACCAAAACCTAAGTAATCTAAAATATCAACCATTACTTACCTCCAGTAATGAGCCGTAAAAGCTCTTCATTTGCGCTCTTCTGCGAGTATGGACTCTGGTAAAAAGCTGTTTGAGCCGGATTTCTAAAAATGTCTTTAAAATCGTACGCAGGTGCAATCTTAGCGACATTATCTGGCACTCTGACTGTAACAGGAGTAAAAGCTGCTTGTAACAGTTGTTGCACTTGCTGTTGTCCACCTTCACCTTCACCTTCACCTTCGCCTTCGCCTTCGCCTTCGCCTTCACCCTCGCCTGATGTGCCTCCAACACCAATAATATCACCAATATCTCCAGTGCCATCAGTAATTATTGGATCTCCAGTTATAGGGTCAATGTCAGATATAACTTGATCGTCTACCGGAATATAATCAAACACGTCAACAGGCACCTCATCTTGCACCGTCGGGCCTGTTGTGTCAATAATTGGTAGATCTTGATCTTCGTTTGTAAGCTCTGATATTGTGATAAGATCTGTTACTAAATCTGTAATAGGATCTTCTGCTACCGGTTCTTCACTAATTAAATCTGTAATGGGGTCTTCTGCTACCGGTTCTTCACTAATTATGTCAGTGTCTGTGTCGTATCCTAACTGTTGCTCTTCTATAAAATCTTCTGGATCTTGACCTATCTCTGCAAAGAAATCTAAATCATCTTGCGTTAAATCTGTAATATCTGGTCTATCTGGTAAGTCGTCAGGGTCTACTTTACCTCCAGTGTCGATTTCTGGGTCTACTACAGGCTCTGGTGGACTGTAATAATCTTTAGCAATATCAAATATTTTGTCTTTGTCTGTTTGTGATAAATCACCATAATTAATAACTCCACTCTCGTTAGGAGTCACACCTGATTCAGATAGAACATTACTAACTTTGTCCTGCACGTCAGATATAAAGAATATATCTTCAGATATTTTATCTTTAATTAAAGAACTTAACGACTCAGAGCCTTCTGTAATATCTTTTACATTTTTTAATTTACCGCCTTCATAACTTACAATTTCTTCTAGCAAAAAGTCTTTTTGTTCTTGCGTTATGTTTTCAATATCTAGACCCGCATCTTCAATAATTTTTTTGTAAGCTTTATCAGAGGCTTCAGTGTATTGTTGGTCGTACTGTGTTTGATTTACAGGTAAATCATCTAACCTACCTATTTTTAAGAAATGTTTCTTAGCGTCTTGATCAGTTATATCTCCAAGATCGTTTAAAGTTTTGTATTGTTCTGCGTTGAACTGACCACCTGTTAAATTTTCTACGAATTGATTTTCTATATCTGCATATATTTTAGCTACATCGACCCCTAACGCATCACCCTTAGATTCAAATTCTTCTTTCAACGCTTGATATTCTTCGTTAGCAGAAGCTATCGTTTCGTTTGTTTGACTTATGTACTCTTGAAGTTGACTACCTTCAGAGGACTCATCTGCAAAATACTCATTGTAGTAATTTCCTGCATCCTCGACTGCAGAATTGTACTCTTTAACTTTTTTGTTGTAGTTATCAACTGCATTTGCATATCCAGCTTTATCAGATAAATCAGTTGCCTCTATTGTTGCTTGTAAATCATCTACTTCAGTTTTTAGAGCGTTTTGTGTATCTATCTTGTTTTGCAGCTCACCGACTATTTCGTTATATTTACCTGTTTTTTCTGCATATTCTTCTCTATCAAACAGCTCATCTAACTCTCCAGCCTTTTCTTGTAGGTCTTGGTAAGTCTGATTAACATCTTCTAAAGACTCTTTAAGATCTTCTGGTAGTTCCTCTCCATAAAATTGGACGTCCTCCTCCGTACCCATAATTTCAGGCGGTGGGTCGTCATCAAAATTTTCTTTTTTAATATTGTCAAAAGCCTGATCTACAACGAGTTTAGTTAGTATATTTTCTGCTACTTCACCAGTGCCAGCTTCTGCACCGGGGACTCCTATTTGCTGCATGATGTAGGCTTCACCAGTTGCCAAAAGCACGTCTTCAACACTACCGCCCTCGGCTGCTACGTCTGCACCTTCTATAAGAGGCAAAGCCCAATATTGTCCTGACGCTACAGCTGCAACTTGAGCTGCAAATTTTACGGGGTCATCTCCTATTTGCTTTATGCTGTCTTCTACTGACTCGATAACGGGATCAAATATTTCTTCAACAGCCCACTCACCCACGTCTTCGATAGTGTCACCTATCCATTCAATGGGTTCTGATACGAGATCTACGACATCATCAACAACATCGGTAACTGTGTCTTTAACATCATCAACAAAATCAACTACTGCAGACATGTTAAGCCACTCCCTCTAACGGCTCTTCACCTATTTTAGTGAACACTCCGTATTTGTCAGTGCCTTTATACTTTCCTACGTATAGTCTAGTATCCGTATTTATTAATTTTTTCTGCACTATGCGGGCCAGTGGCACTAACGTGTCGCCAGTAAATGTAGCGTTCCAGTGAGTTATGCCTTTGTCCTGTAGATAAGCGTAGTATTTAATCATGTTATTTGCATAGTTTCTGGCAGTATCAACGTTTAAAGGACGTCCCACCATTTTGGTCTTATTTTTGCCTTTTCCTACATGCCCAACAAACACAGTGTTGCCTATTTGAGTCACGTCTGCGGAGGGCATAGATGCTTCACTGGTGAAATTAAGTAAATCTTTTTGTAAATTTTCTTCGCCTCGTTGTTCAACTATGGCCATAGTTATGACTTGATGCGTTTCTAATTGTTGTTTGTTGCTATCTACCGTCTGCATTAGCTTATCTCTAATATGCTTGCAACAACATGTAGTCTATTTGCTGTAGCTGCAGTAACTTTTAATATTTCACCAGTTTGCACCACAAGAGGAGCTGTCAATAGTTCTACTGTATTGTTTGCACTAACAGCTTTAGTTTTAAAAAGGCTAAATGTGGCAGGAGACGATTCTGCATCAGTTATTGTTAACGTTATAGTATCTGCATTGCCTGAGTCTTCTGACACAAGAATAGATTTTACTATGCCCGTGGTTAACTCAGGAGCAGTATACAGCGTGGTGGCGCTGGTAGTTGTCAGATCTTTTTTTGCATTTGTATATACGTTAGCCATTATCCTAAAAACCACGCTGCCGCTTCGGGTTGATCTGATGAATTTGCATTTCTTAAGGCCGTGTCCAGTTGACTAAAATACAGTCTAAGGACGTTGTTAAACTGTTCAAATTGTTGTTGGTCATACTCCGTAGGTGCATATGGCAACGCTGGAGCGCGAAACGGTATGTCATATCTAGTGCTATTTACACTGCGAGTTGGCATTATCTTCTCCCATCAGGACGCATATCTATTCTTGGTGCGCCCAACTGCCAAGTAACGCCCTCTGCAGAAGACTCTATTCTCATAGACAACTGCCTACCCCGTACTCTTACATCTATTTGATCTGTAAACACTTCCACGGGAGATGAAGCAGTGCGAGTAACAGTAGCGTTATTTACTCCACCTAAAGAAGGAGTTGAATGTATGCCAGAACCTGAATTACGTAATGGTTTCAGTGTCATGGTGACAACTGGACTGGTTGCAGTAGAACCATCAAAACTTACGTCAGGTATGATTCTATTTACGTGCATGAATTTGTGACCATCATCAAGGTCAAATTCAGATGATTCTACGTAAGCAGTGATTGCAGCGGCGCTTGACCCTTGATTGTCGTCAATACCACTCTCGTGGTCCACCAAATTATTATCATAAGTTGCTGCTAACGGGTTATCACGTAACCCAGAATCAAGCCAAGCAGTTCTGGCTAAAGTTCCGTAATACCATATGTCCTCCAAGTAGTTGTATATTACATATTTGTCTATGTTTGTTGCACTTGTTGAACAGTAAAACCACCAAATTTCATGAAACGATTCGTTGGTGCCTGAGAACACTTGTGAGTATTGTTCTGTATTAAAATCATTAAAAACATATTTACGAACATCGCATTTTAGAGGTGAAGTGCGGCCATCGTACTTGTAAAATTTATCTTTACCCATCCAATAAGCCACGCCATTCGCATAACCTACAGCGTTTTGAGATGAAATAGATATGTTTTCTCCAACAATATTAGCTGTCCATACTGCAGGTGCGCCCACATACTGTAACGAATATAGAGAAGAATCAGTGAATACTAAAATTTCTTGGCGTGCTTGAGCCGCAGCCACTATTTCTGTACCTCTTGATAAACGCAAACTACCAGCCTGATTAGTGGCGGACGGAGTCCAATTTTCTGCGTTTTCTTGATCAGACCACCTAAGCAAAGTTGGGTCTAATGTGCTGCTACCTAGTTCATTAGTTCCAAAACAAAATACAAACCTGCTTATGTCAGACACTAATATTAAATTTTGTACTATAGGAACTCCGGATGCACCAGCACGACTAGATAGTAACACTGCGCGAGTCTCCACGCCATTTGTAGCATCCCAATAAAATAATTCGCCGCCTCTGTGTCCCAGTATGAGATCTTCACCAAAGTTTGATTGCGACCAGAAACGGATCGCTGATGTGGATGATACACCAAAACCCCAAGAACCTTCACCCCAAGTGCCAGCACCCCAACCTGTGATTGGAGTGGCAAAAGCATTACCTACATTTATTTGATAAGCTGCGGATACTGAAGAACCTCCCCCAGTGGCACTTGAAGATGCTGCAGAATCAGCCGTTATGGTGTATGTGCCTGCAGCAGAAACAGCTGTAAGGCTAACATTAAACTCTCCGTTTAAATCTAAACCACCCACAGTTGATGCGTTACTAAAGGTAACATAATCTCCGTTTATATACCCTCCGTTTACATCAGTCACAGTAACTACAGCAGAACCCGCAGTTGTGGTAAAAGGATTTGAAAGAGTCACAGTGCTGCGTAGAGGTGTTATATCGTTGTAATTACCGACATTTTCTATGTAAAACTTAAGGTGTGTGCCTACACCTATAAGATTCTGTTGGCCTAGAGTTACCCAGTTGTGCAATGATCTAGCTACACCTTCAAAAGTAGATGCAGATATACGCAACCAACCGCCTATTTTTTCTGGTAAACCTTGTCTAAACCTTATCTTGTCACCGTCATAGTATCCACCNTCAGTGGAATAACGAGTTCCTTCACGGTTTATACCGGGCTTTAACGATATTTTTTGCAGTGGCATGGATTAACCCTCCGCTAACGCCCTCATTCTATCTACTAACCTTCTAGCACGATTAGGCACCTGAGTATACCATCTGGAATCAACCATCTCATCTGCGGCTTTATTCCAATCTCTAGCGTCTACACCAGCTTTCATACCTTTAAACTTACTAAGTCTGGGTCTACCCATATTAAACATCATGTTTGCAATGATATGCTGACATTCTTCGGGCAGGTCATCGAAGTCTGGGTACAATACTTTGCACTCATCAATCGTCACGGCCATATCCAAAGCAAAAAGGTTTTGTACACGATCCTGTTCAACAACTGTGCCTACAGCCTTGCCATGCTCTTCGTCAGCCTCAGTTATGAGATGACCGATACCGCACGTCGGCAGTCCGAGATGGTCCAAATAGATCTCGTATTTGCACCCCTCATCTTCAGCGATTTCTTCGCGTAATTTATCTTTATTCATTTCTTAAATCCTTTTATCCCGCGTATTCCGAAGCTCGCGCCGATTGAGGCGTACATCGCCCACTGGAACCACTCTGGTGTAC